CGACAAAACATTTATCCTCAATTCCGACCTTAAAGTAGATACCATCAAACTTTTAGATGGACTACTCACAGTCAATATCACGAAAGACATGAGCAAAGAGGTTCAGTTCGATATCGACTAAGACAAGCGGGGGAGAAAAACTCCCCCACTTTCCTCCACAGGAAACCAATTATGAGAATAGGAAACAAAGGAATAGATTTAATAAAGCACTTTGAAGGGTGTGAACTAGAGGCATATAAGTGCCCAGCAGGCGTGTGGACAATAGGATATGGACACATAAAAGGCGTTTATGAAGGAATGACAATAGATTCTTTTCAAGCAGAAGAAATGTTAAAGTCTGAATTACACGAGTACGAAGGCTATATAAATGACCTAGTAACAGTAGAGCTAAATCAGAACCAATTTGATGCAATGGTATCATGGGTATACAATTTAGGAGGGGGTAACCTCAGGGCTAGTACTCTTTTGAAGGTTCTTAATGCAGGCGACTATGCAGGTGTTCCAGCACAAATGATGAGATGGAACAAGGCAGGTGGTAAAGTATTAGAAGGACTAACAAGGCGTAGACAAGCCGAGGCTGACCTATTCGGCACATGAAAAAATTCTTCCAACAGTTGTGGCAGAAAATTTATAAGTTTCTGCTCATTATTTGGAACGCGTTAGTTTGGGTTTATGAATGGCTCAAATACAAACTGTTCCCTAGATGGCAACTCAGCGTAAGTTACAATTCGACTTGGGGAGATGCCGATGATAAGCAGTATATCGTCCAAAAATTTATTAAAAAGCAACCAAATTTTATTAAGTTTGTAAACGATGATGGTGATACCATAGAGATAAGGGGAGCTGAAGGGCTCAACTATAGGATAGAACAGTTATGAATCAATTACTAATAGGAATTATTATAGTATTAAGTCTAGGGAGTTATTATTTATATAACCAAAACCAAGTCTTAACAGCGAATAATGTAGCACTAGAAGGTGCAGTTGCTACTCAAGAAGCAGCGATACAGAATATGCAGAACGATTTTGCTCTGCAAACAAAGCAGCTAGGGGAACTTCAGGCTAAGTCCCAAGCTACTCAACTAGAGATGAATAGATATTTAGATATATTTAAGCGTCATAATTTAACCAAACTAGCAGCGGCAAAGCCGGGTTTGCTAGAGCCTAAAATCAACAAGGGAACGAAACATGTATTTGAATCAATCGAAGAAATTAGTAGGACTATTGACACTCTCGATAATGGCGTCGAGTTGCAGTCTAATCCCGACTAAGCAAATAGAAGTCACGGCGAAGCCGATGGATAGGATTATAACACAGCCTGTGTTACCTAGAGAGATTGATTTGAAAGAACCACTATGGTATGTAGTGAGTGATAAAAACATTGATGAGTTTCACGACAGGTTGACAAAGGAACATGGCCAGATAGTATTTGTGGCTATGTCTATCCCTGATTATGAGTTGATGAGTTATAATATGCAGGAATTAAAGCGTTATATAACCGAACTCAAAGAGGTCGTAGTCTACTATGAAAAAGTGACCGACCCAGAAGCTTTGAAAAATGAAACAGATACCAATTAAGAACATATTATTATTACAGAAACTAGATAGTTTCGCAACAAATTTATATCAAATGCCCCACTCGTTTGAGGCATTACCAAAACCAGATTTAACATTTGCCACATTAAAGACCTTGATGGCAGATAATAGTTTTGTTGGATACCCAAAATCCCACAACTACCAAGACTACAGCGGCCAAGTCGCTCCAGTACCTAGTGGTAGACACAAGAAAAGATTAAGAACAGAAAAGTATTTCTTTCAAAAGTTTTTTCAGTATGGAATGGGAGAACATTTCCAGCAACATGAGAAGTGGTATTTCGATACCTTAACAGTTATGCCGCCAAGGTGGGGATTCACAGGTTGGCACAACTCTAAAAACAAAGGCAGAAACTTTATTAGATTTATTCACAACTCAGGTAGTGGTTATTCAATATCAGTAAGAGAAAAGAAGTCTACAACTGTTAAAGACCAAAGAAGAACAGTAGGTGCAGGAAACTGGACTTGCATTTCAGGACATATGGGCAAAGATGGAAAGACTTGGTTTGCTGATTGCAATACAGGTAGCAGACCTAGAGCAGTAATAGACATGAGTATCCCCGAACGCTACACAGCCGAGATAGAAGGCGCTATTAACTTTATAACCAAATACTGATGAATGAACTACACTCCATTTTATGACCTAGCAAAAGACGCAATACGCTACATGAACCCAGAAAACGACTGGCGGTTTATTCATGCAGACAGTTATTCCTTCTATAACCTACTCCCAAACGCAAAATATTCTTCTAGCTTTCCCTTATGGGAAGAGCTACACAGTTCTATATTTGCTGAAATAAGGCAAAATATAAATATCCCTAACGCAGTTATAAATAATATAACACTTGTAAAAGCAAGTAAACATACTATATGCCACCCTATAAGACCGCATTGCGGCATAATAGGATTAGAGGGAGAAGCTTATTGCGCAATTAGAAACGGCGACCCAGAAGATACAAAACTACTAGCTCACAGAGCCATGCATATGCATAGTCCTAATTTGATGAGATGGGGAGATTATAACTCTTTTGGATTTAGTGTTGCAATGGGAGAAAAGCCAATATTTCCAGGCAATAGAATATGTAATCTATATCCTGAGGATAAGTGCGTATTCTTTTATTATTCGATTAACGACCCGAAAACAAAAAAGGGTGCAATACCTATTGAACCAGCACAAAGAGGCACAGGATAGTATGGAAACGATTAGAATATTTGTAGGAACAAGTGAGTATGAAGATAAATGGATTGAGAGAATCCTAGTATATACTCTATTAAAAAATACAGATAGAGAATTAGATATTACATTTATGCGACCTAGTATGTTTAAAGATTGGAATACAAATGGTTGGGGAACACCTTTTACTTGTTTTAGATATGCAATACCTGAAATGTGTAATTTTAAAGGTAGAGCAATTTATATGGATTGCGACCAAATGAACTTCCGAGATATAGGAGAGTTATATGATTCTAATTTAGGGGATTGTGCTTTCGGAATGGTTTGGGACACATTAAATAAAAACCCTAGAGAGTTTGAAGAAACTGAGTATGAAAGAGGTTGGTTTAGTGATAGTGTAGTTTTGATAGATTGTGAGAAAGCACAGAAGTATATAGACCCAATAGATGTAATTAAAGATACTACTTGGGGATATAAGAATGTATTTAGTAAAACAATAAATAGTCCTTATAGAGATAAGTGCGAAGATATTATTATAAAGAGATTAGACGCTAGATGGAACTCTTTTGATGGGTATGTTACCGATGGCGAATCGCCAGATAGACAAAATCAAGAGATGTATGCCCTAGACGATATTTGGCATTTACATTTTACTTCATTGAGTTCACAAATTTGGCACCCCAAGTACTCGCCACATGGAAAATCCTCTTATAAACGAAAAGACATAGCAAAAGTAGTATGGGAGACACAATATAAAGTACAAAAGCTAGTAGAATTATTATGATTCAAGAAATGGATAGATTGCCAGAAGAAATACTAGATATATGTAAGTCTACTTTCAATACTCATTTAGCTATAGAAGGGCATACAGGGAGAGGACTAGACCATGAGTTTAGAAAAACTGAGTGTAGATATATACAAAGAGCCAAACGAGTAGGCGCTCCACAACCACGAGGTATACAGCTAGTGGAGGAGTGGATAAACGAACAAGGGTATGATTATACTCCAGAAATATTGCAGATAGCCCGATATCACGAAGGGCATTTTTATAAGTGGCATACTGATGGAGATGGTAGAGGATATAGAAAATTATCTATGTCCTGTTTACTAAATGACCCTAGCGAATTTGATGGTGGAGAGATGGAATTTAAAATGCCAGACAGATTCCACCCAGGCGGTATAGTTATGGAAGGACAAAAAACTACTATGAAAATGAAAGAGGGTTGTCCCATAGTATTTATGCCCAATTTAGAACACCAAGTATTACCAGTATTAAGAGGGCAAAGAGATAGTTTAGTAGTCTGGTTTTTAGAGAAGTGAAAGGGTTTAAGTTATATAAAAATTTTATTACTGATGAGGAGTGTGAAGCACTAATAAACTCATGTAATAAACAAGAATCTGACCATTTACAAAATAGATATGAAATACAAGAGTATGATATACCTCAATCAGTATTAGATAAATCACAAAAAATACTAGGGGAAGAAAAGATTATAGCAACTAGAGTACAATGCTATGAAACAGGACAGAACTTCGACCCGCACAGAGACGCCATATGGTATTCTATGCCCAAGCACGGCACAGCAAAAGAAGTATATAAACGAGATAGAAACTTAAGTATATCAATTCTACTGAATGATGAATTTGAAGGTGGAGAGTTGATAATCGAAGGAGTTGATTGTAAGCTAGAAAAAGGTGATGCAGTCATGTTTTCAGCTATGTGCTTACATTGGGTGCAGGGTGTATGGGAAGGCACAAGATATGCAGTTGCAGTATGGAGTGGCACTTGGGGGTTTGAACAAATAACAAAAGAAAAGGAGCATGAGTTAGGACTTAAAGCAGATGAACATTTTAAAGAATTACTTAACAGAAGATGAGTGTCAGCAAATAATTGATTCTTGTGGTCATAAGAAACGAGATAGAGAAAGATTTGAAATAACTAAATTTGATTTACCACAATCAGTAGTAATGAAATTAAAAGAAACTCTAGGAGAACTTATTATATCATGCGCAGTACAATACTATGAACTAGGAGATAGATTTGCTCCACATCGTGACCATAGAGCCCATGTAAAAGGCGAAAAGAAAAGAGTGCGACAACGAGTATTAAGTATGTCAATTCTATTAAATGATGCCTTTGAAGGTGGAGATTTAATGATAGAACATGAAAAAGCTAACATAAGCAAAAGAGATGCAGTAGTATTCACAGCAGATGACTTGCATTGGGTAACGGGCGTATATGAGGGCACAAGATGGTGTCTTGCAGTTTGGGGAAGTAAATGAAATTACCAGAATTATTAAAAATGCCCTTAGAGGATTTTAAAAAACTGCGACCAAGAAAGAAATGGTTTGTTGTCAAAGGCAACGGAGAAAAAAGATTTAAAGATTATTTTAGTTGGAAAGAGGCAGATCAATATTTAAACTCATATGGATTAAGTGGTTGGGATCGCATGCCACAGTTACAGATAATTCATGAAAAAGGCAAATATTGCCACAAGAAAGACAAATACAAATTACAAAAGAGAGAAATCTTCGACCATTGGTGGAAAGGGGATAGTTTCGTACTAAGCCTATCAGAGTTTTTGAACAAAAAACTTTATAATCAATGCGAAGATTTTGAGGAGTTCTTCGGTAGAGGACAAGCAAATATTTATATGTCTAGTCAAAAAGATGCTAGATGTTTTCCTATTCATGCTGACACAACCGAGAACTTTTTGTTTCATGTTAGAGGCACAGTTCGCTGGTATATCTATAAAGAAGTACAGGCGGAGTGCGCTCCTGATGATGCAACATTAGATAGAGTGATAGACTTAGAGGAGGGCGACCTGCTCTATCTACCACCTAAACTATACCATAGGGTTGAAACCCTAGGCCCAAGAATATCAATCTCTTTTCACTTTCATGTGCCAGAGGCACAGGGGAAAAGTTGGAGAGAGCCTTGGTTAGATTGGATTGGAGAGATAAATGGCTCAACCAAGTGAACAGTTCTCAGGCGATATGTCTAGGAACGAGGTTGAAATAGACCTTAATAAGTTTATGGCTATGGTCGCTGAAATAGGCGAACTCAAAGCAAAAATTATGGAAATGGAAAATGAGAGAGAACCAGAAAACCCATGGCAGAAATGGATATGGTTATCTCAAATGATAGACGCGTGGAGAATCTTCCCTCGTTTATTCCTTGGCGTATATATTTATTTGCTTTACTACTGCACAATGTGGTTTATGGCGCTAGAAGCACCTTCCTTTGAGCAGTCAGGCTTAATCAGTATCGTTGTAGGTGCTGGTGCAGCATGGTTTGGATTATATGCGGGAACCGCTAAAGATAAGATAAACAGTAAGTAGTTATTAAACGAACTTAAAAATAGTTCTTGACAGAACTTCAAATTTTGTGTATAATATACATAATAGAAAAATTAAAACTATAAGTAAAATAGTTTGAGCAGTTTGGAGGCTCTCCTCAGGACAAGTGAACAGACGACTGAGAATCCGCAACCTAATATGTAGTCAAGCGTGTGAACGCTATAGAAGTAATTAACACAGCAAAACAGAAAATAGGTTAACGACTCGGTATCATGTACCTGCCTAAATGCGTTCTACTCTTAAGAGATCAGCGCAGTAGGATTGAGGAGAGTTCTCCATCTTTTTAGGAGATATTATGGCAGACGAGGTCATAAGACAGAACATAATAGAAGATAGCGGTATTAGAACATATGAGATAGACGGCTTGAGAGTCTGTATGCCCGCAGATTGGGACGACGACAAGAAACAAGCATGGTTAGAAAAAGCTCGTGATGACATGCATCTTCGTAGAAACTTAAAAATGATTAGGAAAGACGGCAGCCAAGCGTTGCTTGGTCGTGCTTTTAGGCAACATGGGGACGATAATGAGTGAAATAACTAATCCTAGTGTAACCCATCTTTCTAATATCATTGGAGTATTGGACGATACAATGGACACAATGAACAAAAGTGAAGTTTTGAGGAATAATCTTACTCAGCAACAGATAGAAATTGAGAAACAGATATCATTGCTAGAAGGTCAACTTCAAAGACAAAAAGAATACCTTGCCAAGATAGAAGGCGGGTTAGATGTATTAGATGAATTGAAGAAATGATTTGGGTCGTTGACGACTTCTATCCTAACCCAGATGAAATAAGGGATAGGGCTCTAATGTTAGAATACACTAGAGGAAGAAGTAAAAGACCTGAAAAACCTTTACAACATGTATTACACCCTGGCCACCGTGCTATCCCAAACAGAAAGTTTTGGTGGGAAAATAGAATCTACTTACGAAATAGGTGGAAAGAAATAGCAAGTGTTCAAGTCACAGACTTTGAAAGTATGAAATCAAGTTGTGCATTTAATCTAGGATTTAATGATGATGAAAATAAGTTTAATTGGATTCATTCAGATGGCGGTTGGTACACACATCAGCGTATGTATGCTGTTGTTATTTATTTAACCCCAAATCCCCCAGCAAATACAGGAACTCTTTTATTTGAAGGGCCAGATGGTAGTATATATGATACACAGCAGAAGCGCACAGAGAAAAAAGGGAAAAAGGATTGGAAAAAATACCACCCTCAATATACGGGAAGTTATTGGGAAGACCCTATTAGTGTAAATCCGAAGTGGAAATTACATTGTAAAGTTGAAAATAGATATAATCGTTTAGTTATGTATGATGCTCGTATGCTACACGCTCCTGAGGACGCAGGCTTTGGTGTAACCAAAGAAGCTGCTCGTTTAACACAAATAGGATTTTGGTATGGAGAAGATAGAATACAAATTTAATGAAGATGTAGCGTTAGAAGTTATAAAACGATACATTGATGAAACATATGGGCAACACTATGCTAGTGGAAAGATTCAGGCAACTGAGTTCATTTTCGATAGTAAGCATGGAGCGGGTTTCTGTATAGGAAACATAATGAAATACGCTCAAAGGTATGGGAAGAAACAGGGACATAACCCTGCTGATTTATTAAAAATTATTCATTACGCTATCATGTTATATGGAAAAGAGCATGTACAAGTTTTAGATGGTGGAAACATATCAGAAGTAGAAAATATGAAACTACATGGTATGGGTGACATAACAGATGAACCTCTTTATAATAAGGAAGAAAAATAGTGGCAATAGGAATACGAGCGAAATCTCATGAAAAACTAGACGGAGCTAATATCCAAAAAGTAATTGATTTACTTGGTGGAGAGGAAGCAATAACTAAGAAGGAAGCTTGCGAGATTCTGAATATAAGGTATAACACGACCAGACTTCAGAAAATCATAGATGAACATAATGAGGTTTGGGCTTATAAAGAA